TTCAGTACCAAACAAAGAACCAGCTAGCTGTGGTGCTGCAATCAAAGCAGCCATTGTACCTATCAGTACTTTACCTAATCTATCAGTTGTCTTATTACGATCCAACACTCTTGTGGTAACTTCACCAGTATCAGGATCTAAGAAGTCTGCCCTGTATTGTCCGCTACCAATACCACTCTGATCCGCATTAAGTGTTGAGATTTGAACACCACCATCAGGACTTCTGAAGGCTGTCCAGTTCCTACCACCAAAGTCTACAGAACCAGTTTTGATGTCGGATTGTATTCCAGGCTGTTCTTGGTTAGCTACTTCAGCATCCCATAACGAGTTCAATGATCGAAGTTGTGTACCTAAGAATTCTGTACTGCCTTTAAAGGCATTAGATACATCATTCAAGGTAGCTTTACCGCTATTAACCTGATCAACCCAATACTGTAAACCACCAGCATCAGGGGATCTTTGAAGCATGTTCTGATACAGGTTACTAATACCTGAAGTTACTTGATCAAAAGCAGTTCTTGAAGCGTCTTCAGACATTGTTAAAGGAGTGTCTTCTAAACCTCCCTCCATCATCCTAAACCCAGTATTCTGCTGAATAGCCATTATATGACCCTACCTGTTTTCACAAATACGTCCAATTGTTGAACGGAGATTGTTTCTGTTGCTATGTTAGCTTCAATACCTATCTGGAATACACCACCAGTACCACTAATCTGTCTTTCTACTTTACGAACAGATAAACCAGTGTTGTAACCTGTGTTGTATTCATCAATGTTGTACTGAGCAATGTTGTACTCAGCACGAGCTATTGTAGGTAGTGTGTATTGACCGCTTTTGTAGCTGTTACTGTAATCTGTAGCCCATCGAATATTGATAGTGGTGTTGTTACCACCAATAAGAAGCATCGTCATCTTCTTAAGTATCTTAAATATTCCTGGTGATTGGGCATCAATGTTTGATGTATAGTAAGAGAACGTATATGCTGCCCCATTGTCGCTTGCACCAGAGTATTGAGCTATATAGCCTGTTCTGCTAAAGTACAATTTACGATCACTGGTAGCACAAAACGATATCGGTGCTATTGTCCATGTAGTGACTTTACAGGAACCATCCTGTAGCCTTGACTTAACATCAAAGCAATAGATTATCTTTCTTGAAGGAAGACTTAATAAGTAGAAACCATCAGCATCTGAGTAAACAGACTTGATGTTGTCATCGTTACCATTGGTAGCAATGTCAGTGATCAAATCATTCTTGACATTACGAGAGATATCAAAGATCGGATTAGACTTCTCTTGAATAACCCTAGCTAGACTCTTAACACCACTATCGGACAAGAAGAAGATATCAGTGCCTACATCTTGTACTGTATCTCTACTGATACAACCAACACCATCAATGACTTCAACCAATGATAGGTTTGTTGTTGGGTCATTCTGAGCACCATTGTATATGATGATAGACCGACGACAGAAGATGATAAGATAGCCGTTAAAGGCTGCTAAGGCTGTGATAGTATCAGTTCCGTTGGTCAATACTTTCTCAATATTGACTGAACCTGCTGTACCCCCTGTCCAAGCAAAGCCCTGTAGAGAATCTGACCACGTAACTGTACGTTTATCAGTACTTGTGTCCGCAACCCATAGACGACCAAAAGCACTCAATACTTCATTAGCTAAGGGTACAGTACCACTGTAGCTACCATAAGCGGACATCAGTGAGTAAGTATTGGTGCTGTGTACGTAGATTAGTGGGTCATGATTACGTTGAAAGAAGTAAGTAAAGCCATTGAAGTCTACTGCTTTCCAGTTCTGTGCTGTCCATGTAGTACCAGTATACTTCAAGGTTAATGATGTTGTACCTGAATAGATCTTGTTATCGCCAATACTAAGAATCTCTTTTGATCCATCAGTCTTAATGACTTCTTTGATCAATGCAGGCTCTGTGTTGTTGAAACCAGAAGAAGTATTGACTTTGACCCAACCACGCCTAGAAGCAATACGACCAAACTGATCAATAACAGCATTCTCTGCCTTAAGAGCATATTCCTTAGGCAGTGTAACAGAAGAGTCTTGGGTGTTAAGACCAAAAAAACCAGGAGCAACAACTGTTACTGGTTTAAGTTGATCAGCCATTATACTGCTTCCCAGAGAACTAAGTCACTCTCTCTACCAGCTTCAATAGAGATATAGTTAGCAAGTGTCTTACGATAAAGATCTGCTTGCTGATCAGATAGACGACCACCATCCTCTCCACGTTCATTGATAGCACGTAGGTAAGCACCTTGGATAACAACATCTGATGGTACATAGATAACATCAGTATCGTTAACAAGATCTGCTTGAGGTACAATGCAATCAAACTTCAGTGTGTAAACTGCATCTGGAACAGGGAATACATCAACGGACAATACACCAGCAGAGCTTGTCGTAGCCATAGCATAGCTGCTAGGACGACCAGTAGGAGCACTGAGAACATTTAAGTACATGTTCATCTCTGCTGCTGATAGCTGACGTAGATACCAGTGTGCAGCGGGTATGAAAGCATCTTCAATCTTAGTTCTTAGATTAGAACCAGACAAAGCATAATTCGTTGTTGATGCTGCTGTAGTGACTGTGATCGTTTGACGAAGCACAGACCAGTTCCAAGCATCTTCAACTTCTTTCTTAGCTTCATTGACCATATCACCAATGAGTTTAGAGTAGTCACTCTGAATAACAGCAACTACTTCATCCTCACGGATGCGCCTAAGAACGCCATTAACACAATCAAGAAAGGTAGCCATTACCATTTCACCTTATTGGCCCAGTAAGCCGCTGACATCTTACCTTTTGAGATGTTTTCTGCATGACGAGCTTTAAAGGCTTTATTCCGTTCAGAACCTTCAGGAGAACCTTTAACACCTTGTTGACCGAAACGAATCGTCTTAACTTGATCACCGTCCTTTGCTACAACAACGTGGCTCTTAGTAGGATGGTCTGGTGTTTTTTTAGGGCGATTATATCCAGACACTCCTGCTCTTTCTAAGCGAGGATCTTTCATTTCTTCTTAGCAGTTTTTGCTGCCTCCTTAAAAGCCTTGTTTGTAGGAGCACCCTTGCTTCCAGGCTTCCTCATCTTTTCTTTGGAGCCTTCAGCAATACGCTCACGTTTAGCGTGTATGTTAGCGTATAGACCTTGCTTCATTTCTTACGCTTTACTTCTTTAGCTTTCATCAAACACTTACCAGCCTTCTTACACTTTGCTGGTGTTGGACATCCTGGACATGGTTTCATTTCTTCTTTCCTTTCTTAGCCATACCTGCTTCAGATAAAGCAATCGCCACTGCTTGCTTACGAGACTTAACAACAGGACCACCTTTACCGCTATGGAGTGTACCTTCTTTGTACTCTTCCATAACCTTCTTAATCTTCTTTGGGTTTTGTTTCATTAGTTTTATTCCTTTTGAAGATAGACTGAATAGTGTCTGTTTCCCAGATACGTATAGCTGTCCATACGATAGTTAGTATTGCAGCGATAGCAGGTAGTATGTTAGCTAATGCACCTACTACAGTGATGATAGATATCGCATCACCGATCTGCTTTACTTGTTCGTCTACGTGCTGGAGAGCCATCACACATCTCCGGTGTTTGTTGAAGGGAATGACCTTCCTGTACCCCAAATAATTCTTACTGCTCCGACACTACCATTACCACTTACACCAGAAGCGGGATCGGCAGCACCGCCCCCACCGCCATAATTACCACCACTACCGATACCTGAACTATTGTAAGTACCTGCATCCCCACCAGAACCTCCTGTACCACCTGTGCAGGTTCCAGAACCTAGGGAGCCTCCTGTACCACCTGTGCCGGAGCTACCTTGCCCTAAAATACCAACACCACCTCCTCCTGCACCACCACCGCCTTGGTTGTTTACGCCTCCACCACCACCTCCTGCGGAGCCTCCAGTACCGTTACCACCTGATGTACCGTTTGTACCACCATCCCCACCATTACCAGCGTAGCCACCAGCACCACCTCCACCACCTACAATATTTCCACCTGTACCACCATTACCGCCGCCATCACCAACGTAACCACCTCCAGCACCACCAGAGCCATAAGCACCGCCTGTGCCTCCGTAACCAACACATGTTGATGTGTTAATGAAATAGCTATCTCCTCCAACACCACCATCAGCATTAGGCCAAACAACACCAATGCCAGCAGCACCAACAACAACTGTGTAGGAGTTCCCTGGTACTACTGTGATGTTATTCTTGTAGCCTAAACCACCTCCACCAGCTCCTCCTGATCTACCACTACCTCCACCACCGCCTCCAATACAAACAACACAGATTGATTCAACACCAGGAGGAGGAACAAACGTGTATGTACCAGCAGTTGTGTAGGCTTGTTGTCCTTGTTTTAAACCACCAGAGCCTAGGAAGGCAGGAAGGGCTGTCATTTTACGTTACCTACAATCACAGCAAGTGACGAGGTTACGAACAAGATCGTAGCAATACCTCTGGTAGCTACTGTTGCTGAAGTCTTTGCAGAACTGATACCGCCAACATAAGCAGTAACAGCACTACAAGTAATTGTCATATCACCTGTGGTGTTGTTAAAGATGATAACACTATCACCAGCAGTAAATACGGATGTTGGAACTATGATAGAACCACCAGATTCTACTTGAATGAAGTTACCAGCATCTGCTGCTACTAACGTATACGAAGATGTCTTTGTAGAACCAGACTTCTGAATACCACGAACATTACCATCAGCATCAGCAATCGATGTCATACCACTCATCGTACCGCCAGTGATGGTTACGTTACTAGCATTCTGTGTTGCTATCGTACCAAGCGAAGAAGAATCCTGCTTAGTAGAGATAGCAGTTGCAATGTTGTCAAACTCAGTGTCAAAGTCAGAACCTTTGACA